AAAACTTAGAATATGGCGGCATAGCTCTCATGTTTAATGGCCGTAATGCAGTTACTGGGGAAGAGGATTATTTAACTGTAGAGTGGATTACATCAGATTCTGTAGATTTTCCAACTGTGGATTATGAATTTGATACAGTTGGTATCAGTGATACATATTCTTATGCATATAAGCTTACCGGCAATTAATTTAAAAGAGAGTAAAAGTAATTGACTCTAATTATATATTATCTCCTTGAATACTAATAACAAAATCTTATTCAAGGAGGTAATTTTATGTCAGCAAACGTAGAAACCATGTTTTACACAAGAGAAAAGCCATGGCACGGTCTTGGAACTATGGTAATGGAGGCACCGACATCTGCCGAGGCCTTAGCACTTGCAGGACTGGATTGGAACGTGATCCAGAAGCCTGTTGTAACGGAAGATGGTATTCCTATTCCTGGGTTTAAAGCAAATTTAAGGGATACAGACGAAAAGGTGTTGGGTATTGTGACGAACCGTTATAAGGTCGTTCAGAATATTGACGCCTTTTCTTTTACAGATGAACTGCTGGGGGAGGGAGTCACATATGAGACTTCCGGGAGTCTGCAGGAAGGACGGCGTACCTGGCTGCTGGCAAAACTGCCGCAGCGTTATATCATATCAGGTGATGAAATTACGCCATATCTTGTATTTATGAATTCCCACGATGGAACTGGCGCCATCAAGGCGGCTATGACGCCGATCCGTTTGAGTTGCGAAAATGCAATTAATTTAGCATTATCAACAGCTAAGCGGTACTGGTCAACAAACCATACCGGAGATATACGGGGTAAAATGGAGGATGCCCGTTATACACTGCTCTATGCCGATCAGTACATGGCGGAACTGGGGAAAGCGATTGACAGCTTAACCCGTGTAAAGCTGACGGACAGGCAGGTATATGAGTATATAGACGCCCTTTTTCCGCTGTTAGAGAACCCAACGGAGCAGCAAAAGAAAAACATCCTGAAAATGAAAGAAGAAATGAAGCTGCGCTATTTTGATGCTCCCGATCTTAAACATGTGGGGAAGAACGCCTACCGCTTTGTGAACGCCGTATCCGACTTCGCCACCCATTCCAAACCGCTGCGGGAGAGGGCAAATTACAGGGAAAGCCTGTTTGCCAGAACGATAGACGGGAATGCCTTAATTGACAGGGCATATGAGCTGGCAAAAGCCGCCTGATATTTGATAAGGTCATATTCTATTAAGGTGTACAGGGGTATCCGCTATGGATACTCCTTTTGTATATGCTAGATATAGCTGCCGTTAGGAACAGAGAAAGATGGTGAGTGAAATAATACAGAAATTACGAAAGCCCCGGCCAAGGCTGGAGGGATGTCCGGAATATCCGAGGTTTCAGAAGGTATTCAGCGAATCGCTGCTGGATTGCTTTGAAGAGCAGTTAGACCAATATATTAGAATGCAGGAGGTGTCAGAGGCGTATTTGCGGGATGTTCCACGGATTGTATGCTGGTATGAGGGAATGATTCCGACAGAAGATCTTCTGGAGGAATTCGGATGCTGCCAGACATGCAGCTAAAGCTGTAATTAACGGGATGAAAGTGTTAAGTGATGTATAAGAAAACTGAACTGAAAAACGGGAAAGCGAGGAAAATGATATGAAGAAACAGACACAGGAACAGCGGATTGTTTCGATGATGAAACGACCGATTCCGAAAAGAAAGGTAAGCATTATCAAGCTTCAGATGGTCCGGGAGGGGGAAGCGCTGTATGGTACGAAGCGGTTTCGTAATGCCAGGGAAGCTGCCGAAATGGTTCGTCCGCTGTTTGAATATTCCGACCGGGAAATGCTGTTAGTTATGTCGCTGGATGCGGTGCTTACGCCAGTTGCTTTGGAAATTGCCGCAGTAGGAAGCCTGAATGTATGCGGCGTGGATATGCGGGAGGTCTTTAAGCATGCGGTATTATCCAATGCGGCAAAAATCATCTGTTTTCATAACCACCCATCAGGGAATCTGGAAGTTAGCCGGGAGGATTCCTTAATTACAAAACGGATCTGCGAATCAGGCGCTCTGCTGGGCGTAGAGCTGATCGACCATATAATTGTAGGTCTTGATGGGAGCTTTATCAGTATGAAAGAAATGAATATGTTACCGATAGGAAAATGGGAAGGAGAGGCGTCATGAAGAAATTGGTTTCTACCACGAATCTTACACACGAAGAATGGCTGAGGTACCGTAAGACAGGGATCGGTGGATCGGATGCCGGAGCGATCTGCGGGCTGAATCCATATGTAAGCCCGATGAGTGTATATTTTGACAAGACATCTGAGGATATACAGGATATTGATAATGAAGCAATGAGGCAGGGACGGGATTTGGAGGAATACGTCGCGAGACGGTTTACGGAGGAGACGGGATTCAAAGTGCGCCGTGCCAATGCGATCTATCAGAATACAGCCTATCCCTTTATGCTGGCGAATGTGGACCGTCTGCTTGTGGGAGAGCGCATTGGTCTGGAATGCAAGACCACCAGTGCGTACAATGCCGATAAATGGGCAGACGGTCTGATCCCGCCTCATTATGAGATACAATGCCATCATTATATGGCGGTTACCGGGGCAGTTGCCTGGTATCTGGCGGTAGTGATATTAGGCAGGGGGTTTAAGATTGTCAAAATTGACCGTGATGAGGAAGTAATACAGAATTTAATTACCGTGGAGGAGGATTTCTGGAATGAGCATGTAACCAAACGGATGATGCCGGAACCGGATGGGAGCAGCATTTCAGATGAGATTATCGCACGGTATTTTCCTAAAGCACAAAAGCAGGAAATTCTCTTACCGTCCGACTTTAACGAGACACTGAAAAGAAGGGAGGATATTACGGATCTCATTGGCAAGCTGGAACAGGAGCAGCGGCAGATAGAGCAAAAAATCAAACTGTTTATGGGAGAGCATGAAACTGCGTCCAATGAGCATTACCGGATTACCTGGAGCAATGTGGATACTGTCCGGATTGACAGCAAACGTCTGAAGCAGGAAATGCCGGAGCTATACCAAAGCTTTTCAAAATGCAGCCAGTCAAGGCGGTTTACAATTAAAGCGGCATGAGCGGCAATGATCAGTTGCCTGAAAATCAAATTCAGATGCTTGATAGATAGAAACTGTTCTGGTTTATACAGGACAGTTTTATTTTATGAGGAGGGATAGAAACGTGACAGCTGTAAAACAGGAGTTAGAAAAGAGGGCGGCAGGCACTAACCAGGCGGTAAAGCTGACAAAAAATATGACGATTGTCGATATGGTTAAGGCCTTGGAGCCGGAGATCAAACGGGCGCTGCCCAGTATCCTGACACCGGAACGATTTACGAGAATGGCGTTATCAGCCATAAATAATACGCCAAAGCTTGCAGAATGTACGCCGATGAGCTTTATTGCAGCGTTGATGAACGCGGCACAGCTTGGGCTGGAACCCAATACGCCATTGGGACAGGCTTATTTAATACCATATAAGAATAAGGGCGTTCTGGAATGCCAGTTCCAGTTAGGATACCGTGGGATGATCGATCTGGCATATCGTAATGAGCGGATGCAGAGCATAGAGGCCCAGACTGTTTATGAACATGATGAATTTTTCTATGAACTGGGATTACATCCGGCGTTAGTCCACCGTCCTACATTTGAAGACCGGGGAGAAATCCGCGCGTTTTATGCCATTTTCAGATTGGACAATGGCGGCTACCGCTTCGAGGTTATGAGCAAAAGCTATGTGGATGCCTATGCCATGCGGTATTCCAAAGCATTTACTTCCGAATTCAGCCCATGGAAAAGCAATTATGAGGGGATGGCGAAAAAGACGGTGATAAAGCAGCTGCTTAAATATGCCCCGGTTAAATCTGAATTTCAAAAGGCAATTACGCTGGATGAGACGGTTAAGACGGAGCTGTCGGTTGATATGAGCGAGGTTCAAAATGAAGATTTGTCCGAAACTTTAACAGCAGAGAGCGCAGCCTAGAAGGCCTTAGTCTTCTGGCATGGAGGGAAAGAACAATGTCACTGGAAGATTCATTGGAGCAATTTGTTGTTGACAGAATAGGAAGTATCATGAACCAGGGATTTAAGGCTACTCTACAGAACAGTCCGGAAAAAGAGTATGACATAGAGGCTGTCCTTACCGGTTTTTCTCCTGATGTACGCCAGGAGGTCGATCAGCTGATGGAGCATCTGTTTTCCTGTGAGGCGGAAAAAGAGCGGCTGTTATATTTGTCCGGATTAA